GGCTACTCATTAGATCCATCAGCTGCATTAATGGTATATAGGAAAGATGATGAATTGTACCTTAAAGAAATACTATATGAAAAGGGATTAACTAACCAGGACTTAGCAGAAAGGCTTAAACCTATTATTGGTAGAGCTGAGGTGATCTGCGATAGTGCAGAGCCGAAGTCGATTGAAGAGCTATATAGGTTAGGTTTAAACAGTAAACCAGCAGTCAAAGGTAGAGATAGCATATTAAATGGTATTGATATCCTTAAAAGGTTTAAGATTAATGTTGTTAATAGTAGTAATTTAAAAAAGGAATTTAGGTCTTATAAATGGGCTGTAGATAAGTATGGAAATAGCTTACAAAAGCCTGTAGACAAATTTAACCATTTATTAGATGCTTTAAGGTATGTGGCTTTAATTCATTTAAAACAACACAATAGAGGCTGGTATTCAATAAGGTAGTTTGTATCAGTAAAACATAGCATTACTACAGCATTACTATAGCATTACTATAGTATTACTACAGCATTGCTACAGTAACCCTCAAGCATTAAGATAAGATAAGATAAAAAAAGATAAGATAATAAAAGAAAAAAAAAGATAGGGTTTAGGTAATTATTAAATAAATTTATATATACTAAGTATGGCAAAGAAAATAGAGATCACTATTCCAACAAGCTGGGATGATATTACAGTTGGTAATTACATTGAATTAAGACCAGTGCTATCAACAGACATGAATGATGTTGAAAGGGTTATTAACATTCTTTGTGTTTTAACTGGCAAGAAAAAAGAAGATATTAAACAGGTATCTATAAAAGACTATCATAAGCTGGTTAAACAAATGAAGTTTTTAAAAACACCATTACCCAAAGAACTTAAAAAAAGAAGGTTTTTAATTGGAGGTAAATGGTATGAGTTTAAATACCATGCTGATAAGTTATTATTTGGTGAGTATATTAATGTCATGGATATTTTACAAGGTGCTAAAAACAATGAAGAGTTAATCTTTCAAAACCTACATAAGATATTAACCATGATTTGTAGACCAGTATATAAAACCATGTTTGGCTTTAAAGATGCTGAAATTGATAGTGAGGTATTAAGGCAAACAGCAGATAACTTCTATAAGAATATGCCTATAACAATAGCCTATCCTATAGGTGTTTTTTTTTATCAACACTATCCAAGCTTAATGGAAACTATAAAAACTTCTTTGATGCAGACAGCACAAATGAAGATAAAAAAAGCTCAGGAGATAGCTTTGGAAGTAGGTGGGGCTGGTGGTCAATAATTGATAGCTTATGTAATAGTAGAGTAGATAAGTTTGAAACAGTTGAAAAATGGGATGTTATATATGGATTAAATATGTGTTGTTATTTTAAAGATAAACAAAAGATGCAAGATCAAATACATAGGGAACAGATGCAAAAGCTTAAACATAGATAATGGCTAACAATACAGCATATAATGAATTAGTAGGACACACTACAGGCAAGAGTTCTGGAATAGTAGCAAACCCTAAAGACTTAGCAGATGTAATGAACAACCTATCTATTAGAATTACTAAGGAAGTATTAAAGCAAATAGATGGTGAGCCTGGAGGTTTAAGTGACACTGGAAACCTTAGGCAATCAGTACAAATGCCAGTAAAGTTCTTTGGGACTAAGTTTGTTGCTACCTTGTACATGGCTGATTATTATGATTTTATTAATAAGGGTGTTAATGGTGTTATGACTGTAAAGAGTGGAACACCTTATAGCTTTAAAGATAAGAAGCCACCATTGTTAAAAGAGTGGTCACATAGGAAAGGTTTAAACCCTTTTGCAGTTCAGCAAAGTATGTTTAAAAAAGGGATTAGGAAAAGACCATTTTGGGATAGAGCATATAAAACAATTTCAGAGGGTTCTATATTTGACTTATTAAAAAAGGATTTAGTTAGTGCTGGAGAAACAGCAACTACAGAAGCTATTAAACAAATATTTAAAAAGAAATGATATGGCAATAACAGGAGTAACAAATGTGCCACAAGATTATAGAACAGTATATAATCCAATTGAATATGTTGCAACAAGTAACCAAACAGCAACATCAAGGTTTAAATACATATTTGATGTCTATGATGGTGCAACCTTATTGGCAAGGTTAAAAGTACCAGCTGATCCTAATGGCTATGGTAGGTGTGATGTTCATGGTGTTTGTGAAAGCTATTTAAAAACAGACTTAGGTACAATAGGTGGAACTACAGGCTTCACAGGAAATGCTAATAGCTATAAGGAATTTACTATTAAGATAGGTGAGGAGTATGATGTTGCTGGTGTATTAACTCCAGACCTAGCACAAGAAACAAGAACTGTATTAACTTACAATGGGTGCTTACCAAATTATAGAGGCTCATACTTAAACTTTGTTGATTATCAAGCTAATAACTATTTCCAAAATTATACTGTTAATGCTAACACCAGAAAGTTCCAAACTAATATGCCAAGAGGTGTAAGACCTTTTAATGATGATACACAGAAAGTACAATTAGCAGATGAAGGTTGGTTATATTTCTTATATGATCATTCAGGAAACCCAGTTAACAAAGCACAAATAAGAACTTATAATGGCACATCTTTAGTAGGTACTTTTGAAATTACAAATGGAATAACAGCAGATAAGACATTAAAGATACCTTCAGCACCTAACACACTAAATACAGTTACTTTAAGTTCAGGAGTTCAACCTGTAATACCTACAACGGGTGTAGACAGTTACCAAATACAATTATATGACAGCACACCAGCAACAGCATCTGAAGTATTTTATTTCCAAATAGATAGTGAATGTAGATACACCACAAGGAGGCTTGAGTTCCTTAATTCTTTAGGTGGCTTTGATTGTTTCAACTTTACAAAGGTTAGTAGAATGAGTGAGCAAATAGAAAGGAAATACTATAAGCAAAATGCTGAAGATATGAGCAGTGGTGTAATAAGCTACAATTTAAGTGACAAGCAAAAGACACAATATTACACTAAGTCAAAACCCAAAATGAAGCTAACAAGTGACTGGGTTTCTGCTGCAACATTTAACTGGTTGCTTGAGCTTATAGAAAGCCCTGAAGTTTATTTGCATGAAGGTAGTGAAAGGATTGCTGTTCAAGGCATTGAAGGTGAATGGCAAGAAAAAAGGACTGAAGTTGATACAGTATTTAATTTAGAGTTGACCATTGAATTTGGAGTTGATAATTATAGACAAAGATTTTAAATGCAAAAAGAAGAACTATATATAACATATACACCTCCTGGAAGTGCAACAGCAATAACAGAAAGGATTGAGCTATTAGAAAGCCTTAACCCATCATTAACTTTTAATGTCGCTGATATTGCAAAGCCTGACAAAAGAAAATCTGATTACAGTAAGACAATAAAGCTTCCTGGTAGCAAAAGACTTAACAAAGTATTTGAGCATATATTTGAAGTCAATATAGATCTACAAACTTTTAACCCTAATTTAAAAACTGATGTACTTTATTTAGTTGATGGTGAAACAAACCTTGATGGCTACTTACAGCTAAAGCAAGTTAATATAGTTGACAATGATGATGTTGTTTTTGAGTGTGTTATTATTGGTAGACTTGGTGACTTTGTTGCAACACTTGGAGCAAAGGAATTAACAGACCTTGACTTATCATCATTAAACCATACTTATAATAAAGCTGGACAGTTGGCAACATGGGGATCTCCTTTGCCTTTAGATTATGTTTACCCTATGATTGATTATGGTACTCACTATGATTGGAATGACTGGGAAATAAAAGATTTTTTTCCAGCTATCAAGGCGAAGAAATATATCGACCAAATGTTTTCAGATGCTGGTTATTCTTATACATCTACATTCCTAAGTAACAGCTCAGGGGTTTTTAATTCATTAATAATTCCCTATAGTAGTGAGGACTTTGGATTAACAGCTACACAAATAAACAACAGAATATTTAAAGCTAATACAACGATCTGGGATAATAGCACTACAAATCTAACAGTCAATGAAACTACTGCCCCACTATCAGCAGACCCA